GTTACATTGGCTTTATGTGGAGGTCCACATGTCCAATAAACCATTAGATATCGGAGAAGAGGCAAGAGTGCAGATGCCTATGAAGACTGTAGCTAGCCTTATAATTTTAGTTGCAATGGGTGTGTTTGCATATACAGAGCTTACCGCAAGATTAGTATCGCTAGAGACATCACGTGAGTTGTTTGAAAATGATTTATTAAAAAAATCTGAACAAGTGCCCACGGACCAGGAGCAACATTTTTTATTAGAAGATCTTTATAAGACCGTAGAGAAATTACAGTCTACTCAAGAAATGAATATGACAAACAAAGTTAATATAGAATTTTTAAAAACACAATTAGATAAAGCATTAGAAGATGTTGAAGAACTAAAAGATAAGGTAAGAGCAAATGGAAACGGTCATCAGTAGCGTAGTAGCTCTTTGTATGTTTATAGGAGGAGTTCTTACAGAACATAGAATACAGCCTGCAATGTCAGATTGTTTAAAAGGAAAAAGAGTTGCGGAACGTACAGCAAATGATAATATTCAGTACAAATGCGGGAAAGTAAAAGTTGAACTCGAAAAAAATATCGATGGATCGAAGGCTATTAAAAAAATTATAAATGAATCTGAGTAGAAATTTTACCCTTTTAGAATTAATTAAATCGGACACAGCTGTTCGTAAAGATATTAATAATAATCCAAATGCAGGTCAAATAGAAAAATTAAAAGGACTGTGTGAAAATATTTTACAACCCGTCCGGGACCATTTCGGTAGAGTTAAGGTCACATCAGGGTTCCGTTCAGAAGACCTTTGCTATGCCATAGGTTCAAGTCGGGACAGCCAGCATGCAAAAGCTGAGGCCGCAGACTTCGAATGTGTTGGAGTTGACAATGCAGAAGTTGCTGATTGGATTAAAATGAATCTTGAAACAGATCAATTGATTCTTGAGTTCTACACACCAGGAGAACCTAATTCCGGATGGATACATTGTAGTTGGATACCTGAAGGAAGACGTGAGCAATATATGCATGCATTTAAGTCGGAAGGTAAGACAAGATACAAACCAATAATAGGAAAGGCGAAAGATATAGTATGAGTATAATAGATAAGAAATCAGCTAAATTATTTAGTAAAATAGATACAGTACATGGAACTTGTGAAGAATGTCAGGAAGAAGCGATTTTAGTTGCAATTGTTTCAGAATTTTATAGATGTACTAACTGTGGTCATGATACCAAACAACATATCAATGGCAGAATCAGATATCTTAAATTAGATGAGTCTGATAAGAAATGGATAAAAGATAATTATATTGAATAATGGCTAAGAAGTTTAAATCATTCGAGACACGTGATAAACCTAGAAAACGTGGACCTCGTCAGCACAAGAAAAATAAAAATAAACACGAGAAACGTCAGAAAAAACAAAAGAGATACAAAGGCCAAGGATAAAAACATAAAGGAGAAAGAAATGATAGATATATTTAAACATTTTACTTTTGTAAAAAAGTATAATGAAATCAAAGATTTAAAAGAAAAAATTTTAAAATACACAAAAGAAGATTGGGAAAAATACGATTATAGACAAAAAAATTATGGTGTTCACAGTAACACAAAAACCATACCTTTAATATGGAATGAGATGGATAAAAACAATTTAAGAAATTTAAAAAAAGAAGACAGAAAATTTTGGCCTGAAGCAGAAAAATACAAAACAGATTTAGATTCTCTTTCACAAATGTTTACAGAAAAATACGGTAAAGGTTTTATTTCTAGTGCTATGTTAATTAATTTACCTTCAAGAACTGTAATTAAACCTCACGTAGATAACTACGATCCTTATTTTGATCTTGTTAAAAGAACTCATTTAGCAATCGTGACTGATGACGAAGTAATATTTACAGTTGGGGGTGAAGAAAGAAATATAAAAGAAGGTGAAATATTTGAAATAGATAACAGCAATAAACTACACTTTGTTGTAAATAACTCAGAAGAAATAGATAGAGTGCATTTATTGGCAGACTGGTTAACAACATAAAGGAGAAAGAAATGAGTGAGAAAAAACTAACATTAAAAGCAACAGGCGCAACTCAGAAGCAATGGGGTGTACTTGTTCTTGAACTTAACATACTTAAGAAAGCATGGAAGAGTTATGGAGTAGATATAGATTTGTCTGGTCACGGAATTAAATCTATTGTTGAAAAAGGTACAAGAATTTACGAATTTAAAAACGCTGATGAAAAAACTAAGAAAAATGAATTAAGCGGGTAGCTTAGGTTTTCTCGGTGGAACAGTAATATCTGGAAGTTTTATTTCCCTACATTCAAATTTGATAACAAGTCTATTTTTTTCAATGTGGTCTGCATCAACATTTTCAAGTTTTTTTAATTCCATATAAGTTTTTTGAGCAATTGCATATCCATTTAATGCACAATCGTAGTGTGTTTCAAAACCATTTTTTACTGAAAAATGACTAGAGGGACATTGTCCTGTAATCATGGAACATAAATGTAATACAATTATAAATTTAGTCATTGACTCCTGTTGTAATTTTAATATATAATCCTATATGTCAGAAATAACTTTGAAAGGATATAACAAATGACAGATATAAGCAAATACAAAAGTATAGCAATTGATCATGACTGCTATAATAAATTAACGAAACTATCAAAACATCTCGCTCCCAAGCATGCAAAATTGTCTAGGGCACAAGTCGTAAGAGTATTAGTCGAAGAGAAAGTGGAGAAGTTAAATGGCAAACTTAGATAGAGAAATATGTCCCGTGTGCAGTGGAAATGGGTATATATTATCGGGTGAGACTTTTTATCAATGTAGTTACTGTGAATCTCAAGGCGAGATACCCGTTCGAGAGGCGAGCGTCGAGGAGTTAAAAAAAGTAATTTCAGAACTTCAGATACACAGAAGTGTGTTGCAAGGAAAAATAAAACAACAAGCTTCAAAAATTACTGAGTTAGAAAACACATTAAACATTCAAGAATTTAAAAACCCATGGTCGGGACAATGATATCGGAAATTGATTGCGCATACATTGCAGGTTTGTTTGATGGTGAGGGTTCAATACACATAAGACGTGGTATTGAAAAAAAGAAAAAACACAAAGGTAAACCTGGATACAGGATTTCTAATTCTATGCGTATCAGTATGGAAATTACAATGACAGATAAATCTGTTTTAGTTTGGGTCCATGAAGTATTGGGTGTAGGTACACTTACACCTAAGAAAGTAAAAGGAAACAGAGTTGATGGTACACCTTACCTTAAACAATATAGATGGCGTTGTACATTTCGTGATGCTTATCGTGTGTGTTGTATGCTTTGGCCTTTTGCTCATACAAAACTACCTAAGATACAAGAAGTAATAGATCATTACTCAGACAGTAATATAGTTGATTTAACAGAGTACAGAGTAGCAAAGGAGTTAGAGGTTTGAACTGTTGGCACTGTAAAACAGAATTAATATGGGGTGGTGACCACGATACCGAAGATAATGAGGATTATGATATAGTTAGTAATTTATCATGTCCTAAGTGTCATTCAGCGGTTGATGTGTGGCATCCATCAGAAAAATTAATGGAGGAGTATAAAAAATATGAAGACGATAAGTAATAAAAGATGGAATAAGAAATACGGATTTAGATCAAAAAGGAGAAAAAATAAATGAAGCTGAAGGATAATGTAACACTAGCTGAAGAAGTTAGAACTGAAAAATTTAGAAACGAAAAGCTACATAAAAAATGTAACAAATTAATGAAACAATCTAAAAACCAAGAAGAGGAAATTTTAGAACTGAATGAATATATTGATTCTTTAGAAGCACAGATTGCAGACTACAAGAGAAGATTTGTACCTGACTTTGATATGCTTCAAAAAGGTGGTGAGTCGGTCCCAATATCTGATTTAAAAATTATGTCAGATAAAGCTAAACGTTCTATGGCAAAAAGATTCCTTAAAAAATATGGTGAGGAATGGGTAAAGAAAAATATAATTGATAATGAAGATTTAAAATAATGCCTAGGAAATGTTATGTTAAAAAAGAAATAAAGATAAGCAAACATAAATTTTTACTAGAAATTTATTATGCTTTAGAAGGACATAAAGATGTTTGTTGGGAAGTATTTCCATTTGATAACCAGGCGTCTTTGTATGCTTTTGAAAATAAACACAAAATAGAAAAAATAGTAGAAAGAAAACATTTGTATGAATCTAAAGTGGAATAAAAAATTTATCTACCCTACATCAACAAGATCACTGTTAAATGATGAGAGAGTCTATGACGTATCTCAAGAAAAGTTACCAAGTGTTACAACCATACTATCAGCTACTCAACCTCAAGATAAGCTAGACTCTATCGCGAAATGGAAAGCTAGGGTTGGAGACGTTGAAGCGGATAAAATTAAGAATACTGCAGCTAATAGAGGAACTATCATGCATAGCATTTTAGAGGGTTATATAATTGAAAAAGAGGTCCTAGATATGACTGAGGCGGGCGTACAAGCTCATTCGATGGCTAAAACGATCATCGATAAGGGTTTGCCTGATTTAGAGGAGATATGGGGCTCTGAGGTGGTAGTAAGCTATCCTGGACTGTATGCCGGTGCAACTGATCTAGTTGGAGTTTATATGGGACGTGATAGTATAATAGACTTCAAGCAATCGAACAAGCCCAAACGTATCGAGTGGATAACTGATTATAAGTTGCAGATGGTGGCTTATGCGATGGCCCACAACTACGTTCACGGCTCTGAGATCGAGCAAGGAGTTATATTGATGTGTACTCCTGATAATTTTTTTCAACGATTCATAATCAATGGCTCCGAGTTTCGAGCACTTAGTCACGAGTGGCTGGCCCGAGTCGATGCTTATTACAAGGTTCGAGCAGCTAGGAGCGAGAGTCGAGAAACGGGGAAAAATGAGTAAAATTAATTTGTGGAACTTTTGTGGAAACGACGAAAATTTTGTGGAAAAACGTTTTTACTTTAGAATGATTCTAAACTTTTGTTACATTCTGACGCAGATTTTAGCCATTTTCCACATTTTCCACATTTTTTTTCGACGAAATGTGGAAGATTTTGTGGAACTTTTATTCAATGATTTCAGCTACTTAAGGGTTGTTTTTATGATTTCCACATTTTCCACAGCGTTTCAGAAATATTTTCAGAATTTTTATATTTATATATATTTATATCTTATAGAGTGGAAAGGAGTCAGCTATGAATAAAAAATCAAAAAATAAAAATAAAAAAACAATTCCGTTGAATTTAAAGTCATTGGGTAACAATATATTAGACTACCCTTTTGTAGAAATAGAGTGGTTGGATATCGAGGGGGACGCCGGTTGGAGTACCACAAAAGATTTGAATAAAGAAAAATTACCTACATGTGTTTCCAAAGGATACTTAGTCAGTCAAAAAAACGGAGTGACTAGAATATTTACTGACTATATTAAATCAAAAGAAAAACCTACATTTGACAGTATTGGTAATACTACTATTATCCCAACCTCTGTAATTAAATCTATTAAAAAAATATTATTGTAATGAAGGTTCTGGCTCTTCTGGAATGGGTTCTTCAAGTAACTCTTGCTCTGTTTCTTCTATGGTTTCTATTTCATCTTCCGGCTCTGATGATAGCTCTATTTGCGGTTGTTCTTCTGTAGATTGACCCTCGATTATTTTTGAATGATCATCAACCATTTTTTCTAATTTAGACATTAACTGATCTCTATCAAGATCATCAATCTTACCTGTCTTAATCATTTTTCTATCAATGTAATATCCGGCAACTTTCCCTCTGGCTACTTCCATGTTACCCGCTGCAGAATATGCTCCCTTCTTCAACGCTTGGTCACGTATTTTTGCAAGCTGCTCAAGGTGTCTGTCCATAGTAACTTCGTACTTCTTCCTGGCTTCCTCACGCAGATCACCAATGTACTGAACTACAAGAGGGTATAATTTAGGATTAGTTAGTTTTGAAGAGGCGACTCTCGCTGCAAGATCAGATGTTGGGCCGTAGCCGGCTTCCTTCGCACACTCCCAAGCATCTCTGCTTCCGTCGTTGTACACAATAAGCTCAGCGAATTTTTTCTGTTTCTCTGTTAATCTTTTAGTTAATCCCATGTTTGACTTTTACCCTAACATTTTATAAAAGGCAAGGCATGAGAGATACAAAGAAATTGACTGAATATGCAGAGCAAGCCAAACGAAAACTAAAAGAAAACTTCTTGTTTAAACACCTGGTTAAGGCTGTTGAATCAGGAGCAAATGGAACATTAAAATACATAATCAAAGAAGGTCCAGGAAAAGGAAAGGAACCAAAAAAATAATGTACGTTAGACACTTACAAGATTATCTTGACAAATTTACAGATGGTACTAAAGGCAACGCCGTAAGCAATGCTACTATCTACATGGATAATGGCAGTGGAAACATTTTTCCAATTGGTAAAATTGAAGTACAAGAATCGACTATAATAGGCAAACCTTCTGTTAGAGTTGTAATCAAACCTGACCTTAAAGATCAGATACCAAACCTGAAAAAATTCATACTTACATAGGCACCTGTTAGGGTGAATATTAATGAAACCTGAGACGAAATTTTGGCATGAAATTAAGAAAAATACTAAGCAAATTAGTTGGACTAGACTTGAAAACCTTAGTGCTTTTGGTACTCCCGATCTATTGGGCTATAATACTAATAGGCACTTTTTTACATTGGAGCTAAAGGTAACAAGAGCTAACAAGATCAAGTTCTCACCCCATCAAATTGCCTTCCATATTAAGCATCCTGACAACACTTTCATCTTAGTTTCTCGCCTCTTGTCTCGAGGCTCAAAACTTTTTGAGAAAGAAGAAGTCTACTTGTACAGAGGAAAGAGAATACAGGAGCTTGTCGCTTGCGGCTTGACGCTTGCTGCTTGCCGATCAGGGCTTGATGCTTGCATCAATCATCTCGAACAGCTTGGTGCTTGACGCTTGGTGCTCGCTGCTTGACGCTTGAGGCTTGCTGCTTGTCGCTTTGGCCCGGATCCGGCGCACGCTGTACCCCACCGTCGTGGGTTCTCCAGCTAATGGCCTGATCCGATTTATCCCTGGGGATTCTATAAAATTTTGGATGTTTAAATACAAATGTCATTTTTAGTGTTTACCATAACTAACATTTTTTATGTCTTTATTCCAGCATGCTCGGCAATCTAAACACTGGCCGCCCTGAGTAGGTGCTGGACAGCTCGGGCTCCCATCGGTCACCACTGTTGACGAATGCGACCAGGCGTTGCCAGCGGTCCCGTCTACACGTGCAGCGGATAACCTAATAATTAAATTTGCTGGAAC